CAGCTAGTATGACTACTGTCATTCTTCTAAAATACCCTAAACCTCACGTAACAGTCTCGTCTTCCTCCCGTCATCATGTTACTCTTGAAGCAAGTGTAGGCTAGGAGATTTAATGGCAACATACGATAAAGGAGACTCAGTACGTGTAACAGCGAACTTCACCACTGATGGTACACTCGCTGACCCTACAGATAACGCTAATGATGTGACAATTACTTGGCGTAAACCTTCAGGTGGCACAGATGCCACTCCTGCGGCAACAAAAAGTTCAACAGGTGTATATTATGTTGATGTGACATTAAATGAGGTTGGTACTCACACATTAAAATTTCAGGGCGATGAAGGTGTTATCGCCGCCGAAACGATTGAGTTAGAGGTAGCGAAGTCAATCTTCGATCATTCTTAACCCAAGAGGGACCATGACTAATACTACGCATGAACAGCATGGCGGCAACGTCAGCAAAGTCAGGGGACAGAAGACTCGTGAATTGTTCCTTGAAGGACTCGCGGAGCATGGAACTATCTCTAAGGCGTGTGCTATCGCTGGTGTCACCCGATCCGCTTACGATAAGTGGAGACAACGCATACCTGATTTCGCTGAGAAAGCGGACTCCATCAGGGCGAAAGCGCTCGCTGACGGCGGTGTGGATAAGTGGGACGGCACTTTTCAAAGTTTCAGAAGTCACTATTTCGGGCACATGTCCCCTTGGTTCCATATCAAAGCCATCGAAGCGTACGAAAACACACCACCCGGAAACATCACCCTGATTCTCTGGCCGCCAGAACACGGCAAAACTACGCTCGCCGAGGACTACTTCTGCTACAAACTGGCGACAAACCCCGAATTCAGGATCACCGTCGGATCTGAGGGACAAGACATGGCTCGCAAAATTCTTGGGCGTATACGTAGCCGGATGGAACCTCATGGACCTTTCCCTAAATATGTAGCTAAATATGGACCTTTCGTACCTCAAAACCAGAGTGGTCGTAAAACTGCTCAAGCGTGGGGTGCTGATTATTTTAACGTATTTAAGAAGGCTCGTCACGATGAGCGTGATTATTCTATGGTTTCTTTAGGGTGGCGATCAAAGATCGCTGGTACACGTACCGACCATCTACATATTGATGATATACAATCTCGTGTTTCTTTAAATTTGACTGAACAGATGTTCGAGATTTTCCGACAGGACTGGTTGACCCGTCCGGGTGAGAACGGTCGAACAAGTATTAATGGTACTCGTGTAGGTGAAGACGATTTTTATGAGCGTGTGATGAGGGAGATAGATCCAGATATTCTTTCTGTGATTAGATTCCCTGCGATCATTACTAATGATGATGGAGAACCTGAACCTTTATGGCCAGAGATGTTCTCTATGGATGCGCTTGATAGGATTAGACGCAAGGTTGGGGAAGAGGCATGGTCGCGTAACTATATGCAACAGCCGAGTTCTTCTGCTGAAGCTACGTTTGATGAGGAATCTATACAGAAATGTTTGAATCCTTTACGTTCTGTTAATCATCATCCACCAAAAAATTGTAGTGTTTATATAGGTGTAGACCCTGCTCTTGGTTCTAATAACTGTGTTATAGCGGCTACTCCGCATGAAGGGAAGTTAAAGATTCTTTTCATTCGTGAAGATGTGGGGCTTACCCGTAATGAGCAGATACTCGGCATTGTTGAAGAAGCTGTGCAGAGATGTGGACAAAATGGTTCATCTGTAACAGATGTTGTTATAGAAGCGATGGTGTTCCAAAAAGGTTTATCGCGTGATGAACGTCTTGTAGAAATGACAGAGCGTTACGGGTTCCGTGTGAGGGAACATTTAACTGGTGTGAACAAATATGATGAATCTATTGGGGTACCATCAATGGCTTTATCGTTTATGCGTGAGGAAATGGACATACCTTATGCGGATGATCCGTCTACACGCCATCAAGCTGATGAACTAATAAGACAGCTTAAAGCATGGCGGCCATTAAAACGCGGTACTAGACTAAGGCAGGATCAGGTCATGGCGCTCTGGTTTATATGGATACTATGGAGACAAAGGAAACAATCATATAGTGTGGACTCTTCACAATTCAACTTTAAAGGACTACCGTGGAAGTCAAGTGTATCTAACAGTAAGGTTTATTAATGTATACATTTGATGAAATTGTATCAATAATACGACAACGACAAGATGCACAAAGCCCTTTATTGGATCGGATGCTTGAGGTAAAGGAAAGGTATAACGGTGAATATGTTATACCTCTTCCATCTATGGATGAAGAACCTGTTCTTCCACCATTAACCCCTGCTTTAATATCAGAAAACATTGATGCAATAGCTCAAAGAGCCGCATCAGTTATGCCTTTTATTGGATGTCCTGCTATAGATCAGTCGAAAGAACGTGGTATTAGATCAAGAGAGTACGCAGATATACGCAGAAGAGCGTTATCTGCAACATGGTATTCATCTAAATATAAAATTAAAATGCGTCGTGCTTATCGGCATTTAGCTGGGTATGCCACATCGTGTTTAGTGGTAACACCAGATTTTGATAAAGGACTCCCACGTATCGATGTTCGTGATCCTCTTGGTGTTTATCCAGAACCTAAAGCGTATGAAGACGTAGACCCTCCACGCAACTGTGGTTTTATTTATGGCAAGTCAGGTGATTGGTTACGCGCGCATTACCCTGCTTCTAGAACTGAAAACGGTGGTCCTGTAAATACAGATGAAACATCACGGCAAGAATTGTGGGATGTGTGTGAATGGGTAGATGAAGAACACATAGTTATCGGCATTATGGGACCGAGGTATCATCATTTCTTTGAGAACAATACTTATTCTAGACATAGTACACAGATCGAATTATCACGCGCACCTAACAAAGCAGGTATGCCCTGCATAATAACTCCGGGTCGAGTCAGCTTAGATAAGATCGCTTCCTCAATATCGAATGTTGTAGGAATCGTGGATCTTATGTCAAAAATGATGGCGTTGGAAATAATGGCGCAAGAAAAAGCTATCTTCCCTGATAGGTATATAATAGGACGATCGGGTCAAGTGCCTATGATCGTCGGAGGTGAATGGAAAGACGGTCGTGAAGGCGAGGTGAATATACTCCTCGACGCAGAAGAAATAGGTGAATTAAGATCAACTCCTGATCCGAGTACAAATATTGCCATCGACAGATTGGAAAGAAATGCTCGTATTTCAACAGGAACCGTTCCCCAGATTGGTGGAGAAACTTATGGAGCGCTCCGTACCGGTAGAGGAATCGATTCCCTTATGGGCGCGGCGCTTGATCCGCGCATCCAAGAGATGCAAGAGATTATGGAGGCTCATCTTCCTCATTTGAACGAATGTTTATTCGCTTCTTATAAAGGTTATTTTGGTAACAAAAAGTTCTCTATGTTCACTGGTTACGCTGGGGATTTGGGTCAAGTAGAATTCACTCCAAACGAACATTTTGAGACATATGATAATGTGGTTTCATACTCAATCCCCGGCGCAGACATTCAAGGAACGACAATTCAATTAGGTCAGTTGCTTGGAATGAAAGGGATCAGTCTTCGCACCTTCCGTACTAAGCACCCATTTATTGAGGATGCTGAAGCTGAAGGACGTAGGGTGGATGAAGAGCTTTTAGAAGAAGCAGTAATGCAAGCGATACAACAGCAAGCATTATCTGGACAGCTACCAGTTGTTTATGTCTCTAAAATAGAAAAGCACCGAAAGAAAGGGCTGGATATTTTTGAAGCTATAGAACAAGCTGATCGTGAAATCCGTGAAGAACAAGCGGCGATAGCTCCTCCACCTCAAGAGGGTCAAATGATGGCACCTGAAGAAGCGATGGGAATGGCGGCTGGACCAGAAGGATTAGGGCAACCTCCAGCTGAACAACCTACCGAAGCATTTTCTCCGGGAGCTGTACAAGAGTTAGCTAGTGCATTAAGGACTGGCTGATGGTCAGAGCTAAAAAGAATCTTCCTGTTAAAACAACACCAATGGCGGCTGGTGCTGATTATGGTGAAGTTCAAACAAATGAAGGGTTGATTAAAGATATAGGTATGCCGGATATGTCGGAACCTACTCTTGGGGCTACTGCACCTACAGAACAAATGGCTACTGCTAATCCTTTAGAAGCGGCGAAAAACTTTCAAAATACTGTAACGCCTTTAACAGAAAAGGGATCGTTTATAAGATCACAACCTCAAGGATTTGTTATTGATGAAAAAACTAGAGCCGCGGCTTTTTTAAGTGACTTAGCGGAACATGTTGCTGATCCTGCTGTCAGAATGGCGGCAGATGATTTGAAAGACCATTTACGTAATGGTCAATTCTAGATTCAACCCTGTTACATCAAGTAACCGAAACTGGGGGCGAGAAGATAATCTCAACTCGATTATGTATGGGGAGAATTTTGCTACGCTCATGCGAAGCGGCGCAGGTAGATTCATACAAGGACCAGATCTTTCTAAGCAGTTAGTTGAGTTAGCTAGTAGCAATATTTCTATAGATCAACAGCTTGAAACTCTTTACACAGCTAACGATCAAATCTATTTAAGGCAACAGGTAGAGAATTTTAAGATGGTACCTAAAGTTTTTCAGCCTTCTGAATTTGCTAATCTTCCACCGTCTACTCAACAAATGATGCTGGGTGCTGGTTACGAGTTGCCTGATGAAAAAGCAGATGATCGTTCTTGGTGGAAACGGGCTTTAACTTGGGATATTCCTTTAAATCCTTTTGACAATTATTTGGATGACAGAAGTTGGGGTACCCCTCTTGCTATACCAAAAGCTTTGGCGCTCCCAGTTAGAGCTGTTGGTGCTGGTTTGGGTGCTGTAGGTTCAGCTCTTTGGGAAGGTGTTGAGAAAAGCTACCGATCTGGTATGCGTTTCGGTAGAAGTTTACTTTACTTAGAAGAGCTTGGTGCTAACTCTATGTTTAAACCTCCGAAATGGAGAGAAGCATGGAACCACACCCGTGTACAAAATGATTCCTACAGCAAAGACACTATTGCTAATGCTATAGATTTAGTGGGTCCAGAAAGAACAAAGCTTTTAAGAATGTATTTGGCTGATGGGACTAATGCGGTCGGTGAATATTTCCAAGATGACATGGAAGCACGGGGCAGACCAACAGAAGATGCAATAACTTTATATGAGAATTGGTATGAGTCTTTAGCTAGAGAAGACAGTCAAGAAGCATTAGCTGTTTTACAGTCAAACAAATTGGACATGTTCAATGGCTCAATGAGGATGCACAACAAGTATCTGCCTTTCATGCCAGACGCGGCACCTGATAGCAAGTATGGCAAAGCGGTAGGTACAGCTGGATCTTTAACAGCAGGGATCATGCTTGATCCGGCAACATGGCTACTTGGACCAGCGTTTTCTGCGGCGAAACTAACCAAACTGGGTATACGCAATGCTGATGCTTGGAAGACAATAGATTTAGCTGAACAGTATTCGAGAATAGTCCGAGCGCATGGTGGGAAAATACCTAAAGAAGAAATGGCGAGGCTCGCAAACACTCACGAAGAATTGATGAAGGACTGGTCAAGAAGCCATAAAGGGTTACGTGCAGTTGGTTTATTAAATCCTTTAATCAGAATGAACGCTAACGCTAGAAACAGGTTCATAGATAAAGTTAATGAAACTTTCGGTAGGCTTAATAAAACAGAAGACGCTCGGATAGCTATTCGTGACGAACTGGGTGTAGATGCGACTTACGCAAAGGTAGAAGAAGAATTACTTAAGAGGCACCCTGATCTAGCAGGTGTTGATGCAGATGCGTTGCTTGAAGAGTTCACTAGATTAATTCCGGGAATGGATCAAGGGCTTCAGTCAATGATTGAATACAACTTGAAAGTTCGGTTGGATGATGGTTGGGTAACTGCTACTGGGGAAAAAGTAAAGCCACAAGATTTGTCAACATTTGATGGTTTTTGGAATTTCCTTAAAGATGATTTAGGTGCTAGAGCGTTGACATCAAAAATGGGTGGTGTTGACCCTGATGCAATATTCATTCCTCGTTTAACTTCCAGAGGTAAATCTTGGCAACGAGTAAAAACTTTAATGAACCAAACTGTTGACCACGGCAATAAACCTCATAACGATATAACTGCTGGTGTTGCACGATTGTCTGGAGAATTTTTAGAAAGCCAAGATAATACGCTTCATGCTTTAATGCTAGAAGATATTGATAATGGGGTTATCAAGTTATCAAGAGAGATCAGTCAAGAAGAGTTAGGTTCATTACTTAAGGTCGCTGATATGGATGAACGGGCTTCAATGGCGAACATGATGAAGCCCACAGGTTTCACATTAGATGATGTAACTATAATCTCAGAGCATCAACAAAAGTTATTAACAGAAGGCACAGTCTTTAAACGGCTTGTAGACGAAGGTGAAGTTAGCGACTTATTAAATTATTACAAAGGTGACGGTCGCATAATTGATGAGACGGGAAAAGTTAGATACGTCCAAAAAGGTGACGTTATTCCTAAAGGATGGTGGAGAGCTGGAAGAAACTATTACACAGACAACATACCGCCTGTTGGAAGTTTCAATGCAGAAGTAGGGTTAGCTGAAAAGTTAAAAGTCTTTAGTTTAGCAACAGCTACATCAATGGCTTATTATCCTGCGAAGTTTGCAAGATCTTTAATCACATATGTTCCTAAAGCCGGTCACTTAGACCGCGTTGATTCTCTTACTTCCATCTCAGAATTTAAAGCTCTTGTAAGTATGGGTTCTTTAGCTCACATGCCAAGAGCGCAAATCAATAGTTATATACGCAAGTACATTACAGGTAATGAAGCAGAACGTTGGATAGTAACAAGCGAATTTCTTTTAGATTTTGTTGGGCGATCAGGTATCCTGCTACACGCAGGTGATGATGTAACACAATTCGTTGACAGATTCATACGGCATGGAAGCCACCATTATGATGTTCTAAGACAAGACGGTGTAAGCCTATTCGGGATGAAAGCACCTAGAGGTATTTTTGTCAGCGAAATGAACTTAGCGCAAATGTCACGAATGAACGTGATCCCTAACTATAGGGAATTAGCGGCTGTAGCCAAATATATAAATATGTATAAGAGGTTCGGATGGGCGACTCCTATTCCTTGGATAGATAAATGGATGGGAAGAGTTTGGCGACCAGCAGTTCTATTACGGTTAGGTTACGTTGCACGTAACGGTGGAGAAGAGTTGTTCTCATGGATGCTTCGTGAAGGTCCGGGAAGTTACGTTAAGAATAAATTGGGTAGAACAGCGGCAGGTAAGGTCATTGTTTGGGATGAGTACGGTCGCAAGATGCTTAAGAACATTGACGAATTGTCCGACGCAGATCACCGTCTTTTAATAGGTAAACCATTCGGCAGGATATTGCGCGCTGTGAATGAGATCGGTGGTGCTGGTGATTATGCTATTACACGTAAGGCTTTAGGTAATGTTCTTGAGAAACAAGGAATGGCTTGGGGTTTTCAAGATGACGCTACTAGATTAGCGGCGTTTGAATTTGAGCGAGCCAGAATATTACGTGAGGATTTAGGCACAATAACCAAATCAGCTAGGTTTATACAGTCGTGGGCGCATGGTAAGAGCAGTTATGTTAGTAGGCTTATTAGTAGAGGGGCGCGTAATGTTGGTTTGCCAACCAAACAGGATTTAGCGCAAAACTTGTTGATGCGTATGGATGCTGACGCAGAGGCAAGATTAGCTAACATAAAAATTGCTTTAAGTCAGCCAACAATGATGGATGCTGTAGCTAAAGACATACTGAACACACATGACACTTATCTTAATTTCACTAAAAATTCTTTAGATAACGCTATGCGCGATGCAGGTTTCGGGCAGACACTTTCACAGTTGGTAAAACTCCCTATGAATTATTCAACGACTCGACTAAGAGTAGTTGAGAACAATCCCGGAAAGTCCCCAGATTACATATTGGCTTTAGCTCAGTCCGCGGAAATACATTCAGAAGATGACGGTGTTATAGCGGCGATGCACGTATTAAATCATTTTGTGAATCCTGAAGACGAAGCGAGATTAGCTCCGCTTATCAATGAGCTGATCGCACAGTTGCCTACTCAAGGACAGAGAGAGTTTCATGTAGGCAGAGCGGAGATACCTGCACGGCATGTGTCTGCTTCTAAGGGTGGGATTATCCCAGCGGAGGGAGCTGAAATAACAGATCAGGCGTTGCAGGCGGCTAAAGAAGCTGAACCTATAACTGTGATGATTACTGGGCAAAGGTTTTGGAAACAAACTAGTGAGATAGATCCAGCCACAGGCAAAAAAATTATTGATCCGGGAACAGGCAGAACAAAAATGGTTCGCGCTATGTCTGAACAGGATGAAGCACGAATCAAAAAAGCGATAGATGATTCTTTAGCCCAGTTACCTCCGGGATCTACTGTGCGTGTGGGTGGAGCCGCCGGTGTGGATTCGTATGCAGAAGATGTGGCTAACAGGTTAGGTTTGAATGTAGAGCAATATTACATTCCAGAATCTAGAGGTTCTCATATTGCAAAAGGAAGCAAGCATCCTGAATCTTGGGACAAGGTGACTGGTGCTGGTGCTAAAGCTGGTCCTATTAGGAATAAGAGAATGCTTGAAGGTCGTCCGGTTGAGGGAGGGGAGAGAGGACTCCCTGATAGGACTTGGGCGTTTCATAGTGGTAAGGGGTTTGAAACTCAAGAGGCTGACAAAACTTTAGATATTGGTAAACGTAGTTTTATATTAAATAAAATTAAGGGTCTTGGCAAAGATTCGGGAAGTCCTTTAAAAGTTGCGTATCTTCCGTTTGCCGCTTTCAGAAAAATGAGCGGAATGGATAATCCCGAAGCATTACTGAATCAAGTAATCGCAATTAAATCAGGCGATCAAACTGTTTTAGTTCGTATAACAGGCGCTCAAACTCGTCAGGGTGAAGAAATCGCTCAACTTATGCACCCTACTCATAATACACTTGTAAGCCCTTACTTCGCAAAGGAAATGAAAAAGCCGAAGAACTGGGTTAAGAAAGGTTCTGTACTAGATGACAACATTAAAGGTTGGGATCCTAATTTTCCAGATGGTGGACCAAGGGCAGTAGAGTTACGATTCGAGTACATCAGTCCACAAACCAACCCAGCTGAAGTACAAGCTGGATTGAAATGGGAGGGTGGGACTGCTGATGCTATGCACTCATCATTATCAGCAGGAGTGAAAATAGATACGCAAGCTAACTTTGGTAAACCGGAAATCGCTGGCGCTGAAGAACTTGCAGAAGTATCTGCTTACAACAAAGCTAAAGGTGACGCTTCACGAAGAGCATCTAGAGATTACGATGAGGTTACAGAAAATGGTGTGACTCGTTTAACTGTTTACGATAGTTCAACAGCCACGAAAGCAGAGGACATACCTGCTATTCCGGGTATTGAATCTAAAACTCCGATGCAGTCATTACTTTCGTTTGTAGAGGCGTTACCTCCAAGAGTGAGGCGTGTGTTACAAAACAATCTTAATGAAGCTTCAGCCGTTGGTGGTAAGTGGGAAGAGTTAGTAAACAGTGTCCTTTCATATATTCCTTATAGGGTTCGTCATTTATGGCACGATATTTTGATGCCACCTGTGGATGGTGTTATCAGATCGCCTCGCTATCTTGAAGTGTTTAGAAAAGAAACAATAGAAGCGTTGGGTATTAAAGGGAGTGATTTAGGAGCGGCGCTTCCTTCACGTACCGCAAGAACTTTCGGTAGGCAAGTACGCGATTTCAGTGGCAGTTCCGTTTTTGAACCCGGAATGGCACAAAATTTTCCAATGAATTTTGATTACGGTCAAGCAGGTGCTTTACCTAAAGCCACTCATATAACATCGGATGATACTTTTACAGCAATTTTAGATGGGCAACGCACAGCGACTACACGCAAAGACATTCAAGTGGAAGGTGTGAAAGTTGGTGACTATTTAAAGTTCACTAAAACAAAACACGGGGTGCCGTCAGAACCTATTTATGTTCGTGTCACAGGAGTTCGTAAAACAGATACTTTAACTCCTGAAGAATGGGCGTTGCCTGAAGGGTACAGTCCTAAAGCCGCCGCCGAAAATTGGACACCAAGTCCTGCACAGTTATATAAAGAACGACGTATGAGCCATGAAGACATGGTTAAACACTTTAAAAGCGGAAAAGCAACTGCAAAAGAATGGCGTGAACTTGACGATGAGGCTTTAGAACTTTTCTCTAAAATAGGGATAGCAGTTCCGGCAAGCAGACCAGCGAAAATATATGGGTACAAAGGTGGACCTTATGGCGAAGGACACACACAGTTGCTTTTTGAAATGGTTGATCCTGAGACTGGGATAGCTCTTAAAGCTCAACCACAGAAGTCAGCTAACCACCGTCATTTAGAAGAAGGTGGAGCGCAAATTGATTCTTACCCAGCGGCTTTAAGGGGCGAGTTTACTATAGATGAACTTCTAGGTGAGTTATCAGATTTTTGGTGGGACGCTCATTATAAACGGAACAAGGCAACAGGTCCAAAAATAATTGTTGTCGGTGAAGTCGGGGAATCATATGGTTACACAGGTAAAAGATTCAATCTTATTGATGATGGTAAATCAAAACCCGGAGCTAAGTTAAGCGACGAAAGACCAATAGCGGGTGATTGGATAGAATCTGATACTCAAGCTGGTTGGCCTCCTGCGATTGCAAGAATACTTAAAAGGGTTGAAGAAGAAACAGGTTACAAATACGACATAGCTATTATCCAAAGGTACGATTCGGGTTCAGTTGATCTTGGTTGGCATTTCGACAAACTTCCCGATGGTAGTCCTGAAGAGATTATTGCGTCGGTTAATTTTGGTGAAACAAGAAACTTCCAATTCAGACCAAGACGGCGAGAAGATGGTAAAGCATACGGTTATTACGACGATAGAGAGAAGATAGATATGCCGTTAGAGGACGGTGATATTTTCTTGATGCGTGAAGGCACTCAACAAAATTGGGAGCATCGAGTTACTCGTGGTTTGTCGCATGAAAGGCTTGGACCGCGTATCAATATTACTTTCAGGCGTAGTAACCCTGCGATGATTTCACAGGCACGTTTAGCGGGGGTAGACGATGCAGAGAAAATGGTTGCAGGTAGAACCATGTCACAAACCGGTCGTATGACTCCTGAATTATTAAGAGCTAATCCTGACACGGTATATCTTTTTGGAGATAATATTGCTGGCAAAGGTAAAGCTGGACAAGCTGTTATACGAGATGAACCTAATGCTTATGGGATCCCTACTAAACATGAGCCTAACAATAAGGAAACCTCGTTTTTTTCAGATAGGGATTTTGAAAAGTTTACTAAAGCAAAGATTGATGAAGCGTTCGCAAGAATACCTGAAGGCGCAAATGTAGTTTATTCCACAGATGGTATAGGAACAGGACTTGCTCAGTTGCCTTCAAGAGCGCCGAAAACATACGAGTATATAATGTCTAAATTAAAAGAACTTGCTGGTTCCGATGCGAGAAGACAAGCATCAGTTGTAACAGAAGTTCATTACAATAAAGGTTTAAATCCTGTCTTAAGCAACTTCCATCAAGAAGAATTTGTTTTCAGGGGTGTACATTTTTCAACAGCAGAAGGCGCATATCAAGCTTGGAAAACAGGAGAGTATGTACCCGGATTTGAAAACCTTACAGGTGCGTCGGCTAAATCCAAAGGACGCAAATTAGCACCTGATACTGATACGAATACAGAATTGATGAGAGAGATCCTTCAAGCTAAATTCGATCAGTCTCCTACATTCAGAGAAAAACTATTAGCATCAGGGCAGATTACTCATCCTGTTAAAGACACATTTTGGGCAGGTAAATTCCCTGAGTTGCTTGAAGAACTTAAGAGCAGTGTGCAAGGTTCTACGGATCATCCGTTGATTTCTTTCCCATCTCCTATCAGGGGCGTATCAGTAGAAGCTGTTCCTAATCCAGAAGGTAATTTAGCGTCTGTTTCACATTCTGGCGGCTCGTTCAGTATTGATCTTAGGGCGATAGAAGAAGCATATGAGAACCGTAATTTCACAGGGACAACTTTTGATTCTTTGAAACAATTCGGTTGGGGTCGTACTGATGATTTTGTGACAATACTTGCGACAAGAAACATAGTTCCTTCTCAGCTTAGTGATGGTGAAAGGTTTGTTGAGTTAGTAAACTTATATGCAGAAACTCGTGGTATAGATACTGTCATTGGTTTGGATACACCATTAACTGACCAATTTGCTTTAATGGCTTATGTTTGGGAAACACAAATGTCACGCTTAAGATACGGTTACGCTACAAAACCCGCGGATAATGTTGAAGCAGTAGCACGAGCCAATCAAGCTAACATGCTTACCTTATCTGAGCTTGGTATCCCTATACCTAATGTTACTGATGGTATTCCACGCGGAAATCAAAGCACCCAAATAGCACATTGGTTATTTGGAAATCCGGGAAGATACAAAGATCCAAGCAAATTACATTATGCAGAGGATTCTTTAAAAGATGCTATGCAAAAGGCATATGTTGGGGCGCATAACACACCGGAAGGTCAGCAAGCACATACCAGTGCAGTTCGATCAAATATGGTTAGTGACCCATCATCCCCTTACATATCTGAAGCTATACCAGATTCTGTAGTAAGAAGTTTCGTGCCAATGGTCCCTACTTCTATAGCAGAAGATTTGACTTCTTTAATGATAGCTGATCCTGAATTAGTGGGGGCTACCAATAAATTCCATCAAATATTACAAAAGAACCTCACACGTAAAATAGATGAAATAGGTGGAACTGGTCCTAAGAGACTAAGCGATGGAGTGGTTGCCGTTACACAGTTATTAAACCCAGCGGTGAGTATAAAGGGCGCTCGTAATAGTGGTATTACTTACATGAAATTAGCTGAACAATGGGCTGATGCGGGTCATTTCCCATTAGTTACAGCTTCTACAGATCCAATGGTTGCTAAGGCTATAGCTGAAAGTGTTGTAGAAACAATCGCAGAAATGAAAGGCATCCCTGTTGAACAGATAGGTATGCCAAGGATAGGAACTAAGGATCTTCATGGTGATGAGTTCTTCAACAAACCCGGATATTACAGAAGAGAAAGAGAAAAGAATGCTCAGACTCCTGACTGGGATCTTGAACGTGGTGGTTTAACTTCAACAGAAAGTAACGCTTCGTTTGGTGATATACGCACAATGAATCATGTTTATGGTTTTGCTAGTGACGGTAGTGGTGCTGTTACTTCTGCACAAATGGGAGGAAGTGGATTAAGGGGGAAAACAGTATTTGGTATAGGTTCACATCGTTTAAGTCCGTTTGAGGGTCTTACACCTGTGCCTATGTCAGCTAATGGCGAATATCAAACAAGTAAAAAGATAGTAGCTAGGCATAAAGACAAGCTTCGCCCTAATGCAATTATTGATCCTAATGATTCTTATGAATTGTCGTGGTATAAACCTGATGAATGGGATCTTGAGGAACAAATATTTAGTGGTCCGACAATTCATAATAAAATTTCAGAAACTGGGCAACTTGTTATAGATCATATTTTACATACGTACACGAATGAGCATAGAAGGTTGGGTACTACTCAGCCACTTAAAGTTTTCCATCCTTGGGTTGATGAAGTGATTAATGATGCTCCTATTGATGCTGGTCGCATGGGAACTAATGCTGATAATGACTCATGGTGGAGCAATGCACCGCAAGAATTGGTAGGTTTCGCTCCTGCTGAAGCAGAAGAACAAGGTGCGTTTTATTTGAAACTCTTTAGAGGATTCTTTGATGGTGTTGTTCACCCAATGTTAGGAGCAATGGTCAGGGAACCGTTATTCCATGAGTATCTGACAAAAGGCATGAAGCAGTCGGAAGGATTCAGGCAAACGTATTTCCATGCACCTGATAGATTCAAGACTCTTAATACTCGCTTAGGTAAAACATCTAGCGTTAATGATAATAAACAGTTAGTTATTGCCGGATGGGAAGATTTTGTAAAGCAAAACGCTTTGAGTCGAGTACCTGATGCAGATGATCCTGTTACCAGCCTTTTCTACGCTATAGAAAACAGAAACAAAAAGGGTGTTGAAAACAGTTTAGAGTTGATATTAAACGGCACAGAAGAAATTGCGCCTTTAGCGTTACCGCCACAAATAAAAGAGTTCTTTGAAGAACTGTATGTGATGGCTGGTTCAAACACTAAAGTTGATGCAAAGCTATTAGATGATTTCTTTTCTTATAACGCAGGTTTAGAGAAGCAACTCGAATTGTGGAGAGATACCGGTCTTCAAAGGGCGATGACGTTAACGAGTTCGTTCATTGATGACCATAGAATCAGATCAAACTTCCAAACAATGGTCAATACAGCTGTACCATTCTGGTTCGCTGAGGACACGTTCCTTAGAAGATTCGCACGAGGGTTAGCGCATAACCCATTAATGTTACGAAATTTGAACCTCTTCACAGGAGCGTTACGTGATATGAGTATTGTTCAAAAAGACCAATACGGGAATGACATCCTTGTAATTCCGGGATCAGGTGCTACAACAGGTTTCGTAATGGAACAGTTAGATAGATTCCCTCTTGTAGACCAAGTTTTTGGGGGAGGCTTAGGTAGTGTAGCTAAACCAAATCTAGCTTCAAGCCTTCATGTAATTCCGGGTTATGATTTAGACAGAATGGGTCAGATGGGCTTTGGTCCTTTGCTTTCAATCCCTATAAATCTAGTCGCTAACATTGATTCGACTATCAGAAAGACTTTTGAGAACAACCTTTCAGGTGGCAGGTTCACCCCAGAGAATCGTGGAGAAGTAGTTTGGAGTGCGGTAGTTCCACAAGTTCTTGCACGACCTGTTTCTGCAATAATGGATGGATTCGGTTTTGAATCTAAAGGCAAGATCAAAGCTCAGATGGAAGTCATCAAGTATCTAGGGTTGCATGGTCAGCTTCCAACACCTGAAGAGATAGCGGCTCAACCTAATCCTGAAGTTTTCATGGAGAGATTCATGGATAAAGTAGCGCAAATGGGTAGACAGTATGCTCTTCTGCAAACAATGACATGGTGGGCTGGTCCTGCTACTGCACGGTTACATGACCTTATGAACAATGAAGCGTTTGAAAAAAACGAAGAGTTATGGGATCTAGTCGGTAATGGTGTCCCTTGGGAGGAAGCCTACGGAATGTGGATGGAGAAGATCATTGCTGAAGAAGGCGAGTTCGATCCGTTTGTACACACACCATTTATGGTAGGTACGCATAAAAAAGGTACCGTAGCTGTTTTAAGCACGACGCAAGAATCTAACGATTGGATTGTTGACAACGATCCGTTTATTAAAAACTTTCCTAACACTTCGGCTTTCTTTATGGATCGTGGTTTTGTTGGTGGTGAGGATGATTACGAAGCAGACGCTAAAGCAAGATTGGTAGCACACGGTCTTTTAGAGTTGCAAACACCTGTAGACTTTTTGAATGAGGTGTATTACAAATCTGCGATGCCTCAGTATCAGAAAATGAAAACAGATTATCTTGAAAAGAAGTACGCATTATTAGCTAGTAAGCAGGATACTTCGGCTTTAGATAGGCAATGGGATTCAGATAATTTACAGTTTATGGCTACTAACCCAGTGTTTGCTAAAGAATATCAGGGTGGTCGGTCGAGGGATAAACGGGAAGCTTCTATGAAAGAGATAGAGTTGCTTGCTAATAACCCTGAAAAAATTCCTGAAGGTCCATATAAAGCAGATTTGCTTGCAGTTATGGGACTAGCTACTCAGATGCAAAGAGACTTATTTAAGTTAAAAGGCTTAACAACTAGCGAAGCTACACAACAAAGGAACAATGTTAAAGTGATGGTTTATTTGACTCTTCGTGACTTTGTTCGTGGTAAGCCGTGGTTAAATGAAATATATTATAGTTTAGTGCTTCCATTATTGGGAGAGAATTTTGTTGCAAAATTTGAGAATGGATTGATAAAAGTATGAACGAATGGATTGAAGAAGTACAGATGATTCTTCAGGCTATTACTGGCGATGTCATGGATTTCTCTGATATGTCTGAAGAAGAGACTCTTGAATATATAGAGGGTCTTGATCCTGCTTTACTCCAAGCAGTACAAGATCAGCTAGGTGACCCTAATATAGAGGCAACATCTGATGCCCGTGTTTTTGCTGAACTTGCTTTTGCATTAGCACCAATACCCGGATTAGGTAAATTCAAATTATTTAAGAAACTTGGATCTAAACTGATCCCAGCCAGAAAAGCAGGCAAGCAGGGGATTTTACCAAGAAAGATTTTAACTAAAACTTCGCAAGGTGCTACACCATTAAGAACTGGGCGAAGACCAAGAGTACAAGGCGAATTTATGAACCTTCCGAGTGGTCGAACTGCCGCTGGTAAAGGACAAACAAGTGCTGGTGTGAAACAAACAAGAAGCCTTCGACCAACAGGTCCCGGTCATCCAAATCCTAAATGGGATGTTAATACAGGTGTCAATATGGGTGTTCTTTCAAAATTCAACACGCCTCTTGGTGGGATGTTAGAAGCGGCAAGAAGTCCTTCAGGACAAATACTGGCAAAAAGAGGAACTGCACTCACAGGATTAGCGGCTTTACAATATGGTATCGCTAACACAATGACACCCGGATTACCCGGAACTGATGTGACAATAGATGACGATGAAGTTAGTGAAGACGGTTACACTATGGGACAAGGCGGGTTGGGTAATCTTACGGCTGAGACAGGTTCAGAATTTGGATCAGACTTTGGTGCCACACCTGAAAGCGAAGAGATTCTTAAAAAAATAGCTTGGGAAGGTCATACTATAAATTCTGCTAACGACAAGTTTATGCGTGTCGTGTTAGAACAGCCTCATTTAATGGGTGAAATGCCACAAGATTTCAACACGTTGGAACAGTACATAGCTGGGCAAGACAGTTTAGATATTATAAACGTTACAACTGGTCAAGGTCGGGATGATTTAGCTGGTTATATGGCAGAAGATTGGTTTAATATTCCCGGATTGCATGAACAGTTGCTTGCTGAAGCACACCGACGGTTTGAAGATTTCGTTAACGTCAAAGATCAAGACATGGAATCTTTAACTGATATACCAATGCTAGGTAATGATGAAGCACAAATGTGGGATGAAATTTTAGGATCAGATGCTCTGCCAGTACAGTCTATGGACTATATGGGTATGGAACCGATGGCTACTGGTGAATCGGGACAAACAATGCCACAGAATATTATTCAGCACATGGAGCAACAACTCGGTAAGGATGTGACAAGCAGGGTTCTTTCAGGTGCTAGAGATAAAGTGATTCAAGAATACATTACGAAAAGCACGAGAGCGAATCCGTATATGATTATGGATGCTAAAAATGGCGGTATCATTACAGGCTTTAACGAAGCGTATGACACTTCCAGTTTTGGGCAAGTCACAACAGCACAAGATCTTTTCTCAGGAGATTACGGGGTTAAAGTTGGACCAGTACACGCGGCTTCTTACCTTACGGATTTGTTCCATCGGACTAACGACAGTTCAGGAAATGGTTCTTCTGTGATATCAGCATTCCAGCAAACTGCGTATGCGATGGGTTACATGGATCCAACTATGGGTCAGTTCCCTCCTCCTGATCGGTGGGGTCATGTTGACGATCAGACGATAAATGCTTATAAAGCAATGCAATGGGATATTATTCAAAATTATGATGAAGCTGAACGATTGGGTTTAAACCCTGACGTTAAACTTCTTTGGAAAGAAATGCAGAACGAAGGCGTTATTCAAAGGATGGCTGGATCTGATATGGATGCAGAAGGGCAGTTTAGGATAGACGCATCTAGCAGATTCGCTGACTATGCTAAAGAAAAATTCTCTAAGAGGCTTGTTCCTACAATGAACATGCCTGAAGAAGAAATAAATAAGACTATAGATCAAGTGTTGAGTGACATGACTGATGAGGAAAGAAACATGGCTTGGGGTATGGGTGGTAATCCTGACGAGGTTGTGATGGCTGAAGAGATTTTAAAAGCTTTTTATAACGACGATCCTGATTGGGGTAGCAACATACGGTTCGGGCATAACAATTCAGATTTTATGAACTACGCCAATAAGGTCGGGGCTTTAACAGATAAAGAAAGAGAACAACACGCGGCAGATCTTATGGAAGGCCGTTCTAGCCCAATCGGGAAAGATGTAGCTATATCAAATTTCTTAATGATGCTTGATGGTGGTCTTGACGCAGAGGGTAAAAGAATGAAAGGTGATATTACAAACTCTACAAGGGATCAGATTCGGTCAGGGTTGGTTAGATACGCAAACACTATAGGTTTTGAACACTCAAAGAACAGTGGTTTTACTCCTGATGACATTTTCCGACTTGCAGATACAGGCATGTCAGCGGCACGTTCAGCTGACACACAGGATTATGACGAGTTGATGACGACCTTAGAAGGCAGAATGGATCTTTTAACAGATTACAGTTCTCGTGGTATCAGTTCAGGTAACTCGATTCTTTGGGGTACTACGATGCCAAGAAGTGTGGTTAATATGCCGGTGCGTGATAAGGGTGGTAAAGCATTATGACTTATACCCCAATAGAGGGTAATCTCCACTCTGACGAACTTTTACAGCTTGCTATGGATGCAGGGTTTTCTTTTGAAGAAGCTGTGACTGCTACTGGTATCGCTTTAGCTGAATCAAACGGCAATCCTAATACGTGGACTGATAATGATAGTGGTGGAGCGTATGGTTTATGGCAGATTTCAGGAGTTAATAAGCAATGGGCGATAGAGAATATTCCCGGAATTGATTCTGTAGAAGATTTGTATGATCCAGTTCTTAATTCTAAAGCGGCATTTGCTGTAGCGATGCACCATTCTTATAGCGAACCTAGAACAACTCCTAATTGGGAGCATTTCGACGGATATAAAACAATGAACACGTTTAATGAGTATGCGTATGGAGGGACAAGTAATAACTGGGAGTCGGAAGAAGGGAATATTATTCTTCCGACTGCCAGTCAAGAAGGTAGGAATGCTGGTGCGCGTTATCAGAGAGTAGAGCAAGGGCGTTTGAATCCTGAGACTGTTGATTTAGATAATGTTTTAGACCCGTCTAATGTTGGTGATATGACTGTAGGGGAAATTAAAGATAAATATAATTTAGGTTTACATGCTCGTATTGGTAGGAGTGCTGAGGCTTTTATAGATAGTAGTAAGGGTCATGTGCGTCCTGTTGTGGGGAGGGTAGAACCTCAATTTACTGAAGAATGGATAAAGAATCTTGAAGGTAAGGGAGAAACTAAGCTGGCTGATACTTTACGTCGCGCTAATTTGTCTGATGGTAATGCTATTATGTTTGATTATCCGTACGGACCAGAGTGGGCTGAAAAACATGCTCATAGGTTTGGTATAAAATTATGGGATGGTGCTAAAGAAATCGGCAGTATGTTAAGTGATGGTCTTGAATATGATTGGAAGTTGCTTAAGTCTGATCCTGTTGGTTTGAGAAAGATGTTAGGTAGTTGGCTTATGGAAGATAGTCTATCCGAAAGATCACCTGAATCACTACCTGAAAGAGCTGGTCCTTCTAGAAGAGGTGGTGTTATCGATGAGTGACGAAATGGGGTTACCTGCCAGTTTAGATGAGTGGATGGAGCATCATTGGGCTTATCAGATCCCTGAACTTAAACCTTATGTTGATGCGTTTATACAAAAAATAGAAGACGAGACGTATGCGATAGCTGATATTTCGATTCTTAAAGAAATCTTTCTAGCTGGTATTCGTGATTCAGTTTGGTGGACTGCTGAAGGGCAACACGAACCAAACCGCAACATGGATATGTTGCAACACACCGATTTCCAAAGTTACCAAGCGCTTATTAAAGAAGAAGCTGAAAGATTAAAAGGGATACTTGGTGACGCTGGGTATCGTAATGTTGCTAGAGAAACTCTCGAACTTCTTGGAGAAGCTAGCTTAAGGTCAGCTGTAGACGGCTGGGGTGAAGAGGCGGTTAAACACAACTTCACTCAAGGTTGGATACCTGAAGATCAAAAACAATTAAGCACAGGAAGCATCACAGAACAAGCAGATGATTTAATACAATTAGCGTTAGGCAACGGTATAACTTTATCTGCTACTGATGCCGAAAACTTGGCTAAAGATTTGTGGGCTGGCGCTAAGGATGCAACCCAAATACGAGCAGGAATTTATGCTGATGCTCGTATAGCTAATCCGTGGCTATCTGATGACGAATGGGATCGGATAGAATCAAGTGGTTCTACTTTAGATGCAAGATTTTTGAACTCTAGAACTGCTGTTGCTAATGTTTGGGAGTTAGGTAATGCTGACAATTTGCACATCAGTGACCCTTGGTTCCAATCGAACATGTTTTATGAAGCAGAAGATGGTACTCAAAAAATGTTAGATCCATTAAAAGCAGAAGAACTTGCCATGTCAGGTGATGGTGGTAAAACTCCTACTCCGCAATATGCGAAAACAAGAGCATATAAAACCGATTCACGTAAATCAGATCGAAGTATATTAGAAACACTTGGGGTGTTAAGCATATGAGTACTGGTTCAGTATGGGAACTTGTGGAGGGGCAAGGGTTAGTATTAAGAGATCCGGGAACATCAGGATTGCAAGCAGGAATGATGATTCCCAACAATGCTGATGGTGAGCATTTTGCTTCTACTGGTAATCTGCGTATTCAGGGTGAAACACATGCAGGTACGGTAGCTTCTCAAACTGGTTATGTGCCAATGTCTATTGATGGTTTGCCAATGCCAGTAAGCGGATTGGGGGATGGAAGCCCACCAGCAGACGGAACTGTGCCATCGGGTGACAGTACCACTGTTAGAAGTAAAAGTGATTTTGCAACACAGTTAAGCAGTATAGGCATACCTATAAATATGGCTGACGAATTATGGGATTGGGCGCAAGAAAGAGTATTAGATCCTACTTATGATATGGAGAATATTGAAGTGGATATACAAGGAACACCAGTATTTAAACAAAGATTCCCTGCTATTGACACAATGCGAGCCGCTGGAGTCACTCCTATTTCTGCAAGCGATTACATAGATTTTGAAACTTCTATTAGAAAACTTTTAACTAGGTACAATGTCGGTGACCAATCTCTTAATTTTAACGGACTGGTTACCAATTTGCTTGTTAACACAGTCGGAGAGGTTGAAGTAGAGAATCGTTTGAATACAGCTATGAGGGTTCTTGGTAATGTCCCGACTGAAGTAACTGATATATATTATGAGTGGTTTGGTGAAGAAATGGGAATGCAAAATTTATTGAAAACTTTCCTTGATCCTACTGATGAGTGGGGTGGAAGTTGGCAACAGTTACAAGATGAAGTTGCTACAGCTGAAGTAGCTGGTCAAGCTAGGATGCGTTTAAATTTGGATACTTCTATGGATGTAAGGGAAGAGTCTGCTAAAGCGATAGCTCGACAAGGTTTAACTCAAAGAGAACTATGGCTCAAGTTAGATGCTCTGCAAGATAAGGCTAGTCTTTTTGCTGAGAAACAAGGAGAACAGGATCTTAGTATAGAACGAGAAGGCTTTGAGCAAGAATTTGATTTGGATGATAGTAATTCAGTTGAGCAAAGAGAAAAAGAAAGACTAGCAGAATTCGCTGGTGGAGGTGGTGCTATGATTTCAGGTACAACTACAGGATTCGGGAGTGCAAATGCCTAAATATGCAACAAGCTCTTCAAAAGGGAAAGCAAAGAAAGTACCATATAAAAAGATAAAGAAAGGTAAACGTAAATAATGTTTAACAAAGATGTACTAGAAAGAGTGGTTGCCACATTCGCGCAGTCATTCCTTGCTGTGTTCACTATTGGTGACATGGGAAGTATGAAAGCGGCTGGAATTGCAGGAGGTACTGCTGTTCTTAGCCTTGTTAAGAGTGTTGTTGCATCACGCTTTGGTGATGGATCGGCTTCAGCCGCCAGCTAATGACTGACGTTACCGACCTCAAACAAGTCAAAGTATCCAAGATAACCCTCGGACTCATCATGTCCGTGGCTATTACCAGTGGAGTCGTAGTATGGAATGCGGCTAGTATTGCTGGCAGGATCGACGATTTGGAAAAACAGGTGCAGGTAATTGAAGGAAACACTGGAACAGACAGTACAGTTCTGGCAAAACTTGATGAAATATCTCAAGGTGTCATGGAAAATGCTGGCGGTCTTGATGATTTGCGGAGCGCTAGGGTCGATGACCTTAGCCGTTTTACTCCTTCTCATATTACAAGCGCTATGGCAGGTGATTTAGAAACAATTAAAGGGGATGTTGATGAGATGAAAGAGATCATCGCTTCGCTTGCTTGGGTTCCGTCAGAATTTAGTACGATCTGGGATCGTATATATCTAGCCGAAGAAGCCATTCAAAGTAAGACATGGGGTAGAAACTTCTACGAAGAAAATGAATAAGACTGTTAAGCTTATTACAGCGATAACAGCCTTGTTGGTAGCTATAGGTACATTAATAGGAACAATCACTGTAACTCTAGGGAAGAATGACCCTAGTCCTTATCAGGGTGGTATGACCATAGTTCTAAATAGTCCTGAAGCCTATGCGGAATTCCTTGAAAACCATCCCGGCTGATGCCAAAAGTTTGGATTGACCAAGACTTATGTACAGGTGATGGGTTATGCGAAGAGATAGCACCTGATGTATTCTTTGGGTATGATGACGGCTTATTTTATGTAAGAGAAGTAGGCACTCCTGTACCTAAAGAACCCACTCATCGTATGGGAGAGTCAGTTAAAGTACCTGACCACCTGTTAGAAGTGGTTATTGAAGCGGCAGAAGAATGTCCCGGAGAGTGCATATTCCTTGATGCGGACTGATATTCCGCTATAATAATCTTATTGGCCGTTGGCGAGCCGTTAGCTCGGCCCATCGTGTGCCACAACCATTAGGATCACCCACGCCCTTAATGAGTATGTAGTGGAGGTTGAACCAGATAGTGACGACTGGGGAAACTTAAAGTAGTCACGCACCGCATAGTTCCTCCGACTATGTGCGACAGCAAAGGGAGTGATAGATATGGCAGATGAAACCAGTGGCATCAAAGAATTACGAGATGCCGCAGAACGTGGTCGTCAAGCTTCTCAAGAACTTGAGGAGATGAAACGAGAAATGGCGTTTATGAAAGCTGGTGTTGATACTGATTCTAAAGCAGGGCAACTCTTGTTTAAGGCTTACGATGGAGAACTGGAAACAGAATCCATACAGGCTGAATGGCAGGAATTAGTTCCTACCCCTGTTCCCGTTGAAGAACCGGAACCGGCGCAGGACACTGTTAATGAGACTGATACGCAAGTATCACAACAGAGACAGGCTTTAGCTGAAGATAGTGTTTCAGTAGAGGCAACTACTCAGAGTCCTTATGAACAAGGGTTTCAAGAGTTTCAGAAATCGTATGATTCGGGTCGTCCGAAAGATGAATCGGCGGCAAGATTTGTACACACTGTGCTTGAAGCCGCTGGTCAAGGCGACGAACGAGTTGTATCTGACATCTAATGCCTACATATGTTTATGAATGTAAGGAGTGCTTCTTCCTTTGGGAGTTAGTACAAAGCATGAAGGACGAACCTGTAAAGGTTTGCTCTGAATGTGGTGAGGAATCCGCACAACGGATTCTTCAGTCACCAGCTTTAACGGCTGATGCTACTCCGAACAGGACACGAAACAAGGTTCCTCCTCGTGGACCAAATAATAATTGGGAAAGAGGAAAAGCCGGAGAGCATAGAGCCGATGGTTCTTTTGTTCCATATGTTAAAGCTGATGGTGACAACATACCTGTCAAAGAATTTGCTGATAATCGCTCAAAGTATGAAGGACTGTTGCGGGAGAGAAAGAACAGACAATCCACTACTAAATAAAGGAGCGATAACATGGCTATAGTAGGCTATGGAGGTAAAGTAACCTCATACGATCTTGCCGTTGGCGTTAAGATCAACATGGATGAACTCATTTATATGATTTCACCAACAGACTCTCCGTTTATCAACGGTATTGGAACTGATGGAAGGCAACTTCTTTCAAGTTCTCCCGTAGATCAGCAAGAGTTTAAATGGATGGACGAAGAACTTTTGCTTCCTCGTGCAACCGCCGCTGGTACAGGAGCCGCAGGAGCAGGTGACACAACTATTACAGTTTCAGCCGCCGACTCTTACAAGTTCCAAGTAGACGATCTTCTAAACATTGGTGAAGAAGATGCTGTCGTTAATGGTGCCGTTAAGAGAATCACAGCAATTAATAATACCAGTGGTGTTATTAATGTAAGTGATTGGGCTAATGGTTCAGCTTGGCCAGCAACAACCGCCGCACACGAAGACACAATTATATGTCTTGGTACTGCATTGGTTGAAGGTTCAGATCCGGGACAATCGCGTACAGCAGATCGCACGATCCACTCAAACTATACGCAGATCTTCGGACCTACACCTATCCACATGTCACGTACTGAACAGCAGGTATCCCGTTACGGTGTATCTGATGAGTTCGCCAAACAAGTTTATGGTCGCTCAGTTGAGAACGTGATAACTCGTGAACAAGCATACCTTTATGGTAAGCCAGTAAACGACACTACCAACAAGCGCCGTTCAACTGGTGGCTTGATGAACTTCATTACTACTAACACTGACAGCTCAACAACTACGTTGACGCTCACAGCGTTAGAAGCTTTGATGCAGAAATGCTACAACGCAGGTGGTATCCCCGATCTTCTGATCGCTAACCCAGCCTCGTTTGCTACCTTGAATGCTATATCAGATAGTGGTCGTGTCCGCACAACCATTGATGATCCTCGTCGTGGTCGCGTACCTGTATCTTCTGTCTTCACCGAGTTTGGTGAAACACAGATGGTAAGGAACCGCTGGTGCCACTCTGAGAGTGCATTCGTAGTCCAGAAGGAAAATATTTCCCGACGGGTTATGCAACCACTCGTGGTTGAAGCTCTCGCCAAAACTGGTGACAGCGACAAGGTGCAGATTCTTTGTGAAGAAGGACTCCAAGTTAAGGGTCAGTCTCACATGGCAAGATTCACTAATCTAACTGGCTACACGGATACTCCGTAGTAGTTAACTAGAAGTTTGTTGGGGGGCGGGTGTATACCTGCCCCTTAACAACCGCTATTATTTAACTCATGGCTACGATCGCTGATTGCATAACACGCACTAAAAGACTTATTCATAGTAATACTCGTACTGAATTAGACGCTATCCATACAGGCATTGCCGTTGATGATACGCAAATAAGACTCAAGTATCAGGCTGATGGTATTCGTGCAGGCTCTTATATCTCTATCAGTAATAGCACTACTGAACCTGAAACTATGTATGTTCATTCACGCAATGGTGAATATGCAACAGTGAGTCGAGGTGTTGATGGTAGTACTGCTAATAACTGGGTTGCTGATTCTGTTATAGAAGTAGAACCTAGATTCACAGGATTTCAAATAGCGGAAGCTGTAAGAGATGCTATAAGGTTTATGCCCAACAATTTATATGGTGTAAGCACAACAAGTGTTTCCTTTGGCACTAGCACACAATCAGTAGCTTGTCCTGATATGACCTCTACAGGATTTTTTCATGTGCTATCAGCTACACGAACTGCACGTAGTTCAGAAGATCGCTTACTTAATTTTAATATAAGTATTCAAAGACAAACAGATGATACTTTTAAAGTAATAAGACAAGAAGGTTTAGAGAAAGCTATTACTTGTAATATTATTTACGCTCACCCATTTAATATTAGTACTCTAGATTTGAGTACATCTCTTGAAACCACTGTCGGAATGACAAATTCGATGATAGATATTCCAGCACTAGGAGCAGGATCAACTCTGATTCTAGGTGAAGAAAGTCTTCGATTGGATCTTCATAGTCAAGGGGATAGTCGTACGGATGCGTCTGTTGGCGCAGGTGATCGAACGCGCTACTCATTGATATTACAGGCGCAGTATGATCGTCGGGTAGGGGAGGAAGCTCGTCGTCTGATGTCTCTTTATGGCGTGAGGAATGGAGCATCTGCTTCCTCCGTGTTTCCAACGACACTACGTTAGATAATGTCTCTTCATCAGACAATTCGGGACTCTCTTCCAGTTCGATTAGGTAATCGTAAGTATAATATTGATGTTGGTCGTTTAGCGAGAGCTACTATAGATCCGATACGTCAAGGGTTTGATACTCAAGGTAGTCCGGGTGAACAGTCTTTGAATCAGGCTGGTGTTTGGAAAAGAAGCAGGGATGATTGGGAGCTTGGGGCTGGTCAGCGTGAGGCTGATACTCCTGAGTCTGGTTCTCGTAGGTTTTTTGAGTCTACTGGTGTTAACCCTTGGGTTAAGAACGAACTTACTTTATTGAAGAACACGGAACGTGCTTGGTCTGATGGTTCTACGAATCTATATATGGCTACAGCTAAATCTGGTGGTACTTCTCGTGCTTATATGTGTGACGGTCCTAATATACAGGCTTCTGACAATTTGTTTGGATCTGCTACTGCAATTACTAATCCTTGTGGCGATGACATACTTGGCATAGCTAGTGATGGTACTAATATTTTTGTAGCTGGTAACGGCAAGGTAGTTAAAGTAACTGGCACTACATTTACCAGTCCGGGTGCTGACGGTACGGATTATTGGACGTTAGCTAATGTCGATGACGTATGGGTAGCTTTGGGTTACGTTATAGCTTCGGTGGATGACAGACTCACTATTCTTTCTGCTGGTTCTGTAGCTAGTACTAATGCTGATATAGCTAGTTCTGATTTTAATAAAGTTGATTCATGGGTGTCTGTTGTTGGTTCACCTATGGGTATATTCGCGGCAGGTAATAAAGGGCTTCAAGGAGCTGTCTATTATATTCAAGTTAATGATTCAACAACTTCAGTAGAGGCTCCTGTTATAGCGGCTGAATTACCAGTAGGTGAAACAGTTAATACTATTGCAGAGTATGGTGGTTTGCTTGTTATTGGTACTTCTAAAGGTGTTCGTTTAGCTGAGATACAAGGACAAGGGTTTATACAACATGGTCCTCTTATTGAGATAAGCGGTGGTGTTAATTATCTGCTTCCACAAGGAGAGTTTATTTATTTCAACTGGGATAATTATGTTTCCCCGTTTGATTCAACTACCCGTTCAGGGTTAGGACGTATAAGTCTTGAAGAACTAACTGGTTTACTTACACCAGCTTATGCTAGTGACATCATGGTTACTGGTACTACTGCCGCTTTGCAAGGGATAGTAATGGATGAAGGCAACTTACTGTTCAGTATTAGTGGTGGAGGTGTGTATAAAGAATCCACCAACTATTTATCTACTGGGAGTATTAATGAAGGCAGGTTCAGGTGGGGTGTGACAGAACTTAAAGCTCCTGTGTCTGTTGAGCTACGTCATAGTAGTTTAGCAACGAGTGAGTCAGTAGCGATTACAGTAACTTCTGATGATACAACAACAGCTACAATAACTTCTGATACTGAAGATACTTACACATCAGGTATCAAAGCTATCTCTGGTGTGACAGGAGAATATATAACTCCTACTATTACAATAACTGGAGCAGGTTCAACTGCTACTCCAACTCTTCAGAGATGGACAGTTCGTTCTATACCTATGCCATTTGTAGCCGAGGTTATACAGCTCCCTATTATTCTCACTACTCAAACTCAATATCAAAATCGTGATGTTTACCAAGACACATGGAATGATTATTCTTATATACGTTCTTTGTTAGAAGATCGTGCGCTTGTTACTTTTGGTATGGGTGATGAATCTAAAACAGTTTATGTAGCAGGGGTGTCGTATGAACAGGGGTCTATTGTTAAATGGTCTGACGATGACGGTTGGTTTGAAGGAGTGTTAACTGTTTCTGTTGTAACGGTACAGGGATCGTGAGATTCTTTCCTAGGTATTCTCGTAGTATGCCTCCACGTAGGGCAAAACAACGTGTAGGCAGTGGCGGTTACACAGAGTTTAAAGGCTCATCGGCTGATGGTGGCGGTGGTGTAAAGATAGGTGTAATAGATAACGCTAATGATTCTTATGACGCTTACGGTTATATATCATTTGATACTGGACACAGCAGTCAGGTTTACAATGGGTTTCTTGCCGGTAGTACTGATTCAGCTACAACTTACGGACGGTATGGGCAAGTAACGCTAGGAACTCCTGTTTTTCATAATGATAGTATTCGTGCTTACACATATGGTAGAGAATACGATAATGCTTCTAGCCATGGTGGTCGATCTTTCTGGGCTAGTGGTGTATTAAATAGTAGTACTGATAATGGGAAAGAAGCTAATACTTTTTGGATACATTATGCAGATGGTACTGCTCAAATAAATTCTTACGCTAAAACAGGACATACTTGGTGGGACGCTCCTGATACTGGTTCACATACAAATTTAATGTCACTCAATAGTTCAGGTAATCTAACTGTTTTAGGCTCATTGTCTAAAGGTTCCGGGTCATTTGACATACCTCACCCAGTAACAGAAGGTAAAAGGTTACGCCACTCATTTATAGAGGGACCTTATGCTGATCTAATATACAGAGGCACTGTGACATTAGGTGCTGAACCAGTAACTATCTGCATGGATGAACAGTATGGTATGGCTGAAGGTACGTGGAAAGCATTGAACACTAATCCTTGGTCTATGGTTTCAGCATCAGGCAAGCTGGTTGAATGGTCGTTAGATGAATGTGAGTTGACTATTACTGGGGATGAAGGAACAGTTTGTCAATGGATGGTGATAGGTGAACGTAAAGATCAACACATGATTGACACGGATAGTACTGACAATGATGGTAGACTTGTATTAGAGTATATTCCGACGGCTGAACCAGAGGACATACATGAGCAACCCCCTACTTCCGGTAACTGATAAGAGTATTGATCTAAGTATTCTGCATCCTAGATTCGTAGACAGATTAGAAGATTTCTTTTCTCACGGGCGCATAGGCAATAAGGTGGCAATCTGCTCAGGTGCTAGGTCATACGCCTCTCAGAAAGCCCTCTACGACCGTTACAAGCGAGGTAAAGGTAACCTTGCGGCGAACCCTGACTGGCTTAGACCCGATGGTTTCTTTCGAGGATCATTTCATCAAGAACAACCAGATGGATACTCATATGCAGTTGACCTACGCATAGTTAAACGAGGTATAACTACTGATGAAGTTACGCATATAGCTGACAGATACGGTATAAGACCAACAGTCAAGGGAGAATGGTGGCATTTCCAACCACGCAACGCATACAACTGGTTCCCTGAAAAGACTTCTACATCTGCATTTAAAAATAAACTAGATGACTTAAGTGAAAAACCACCTGAACCAAAAGTTGATTGGGATGGAATCCAAGCCATCATAGACGACATGGGTAGACAGATAGGAATGTCACCACTCAGGCGAGGATCTAAAGGAGATATCGTCAAGGTTGCACAATCGAAACTCAACTCGTTAGACTTTAATTGCGGAATAGCAGACGGAGTATACGGACGCAAAACGCTACGAGCGGTGCTGATGTTACAACGATCTATGCTACTGAAAGAAAGTGGGACTATGGATCATAAGACATGGACTGCTATGTGGAAACCGGAGATACCTATTGGCCTCTAAATCTTTAGAAGAATTTGCAAGCGAAGGACGTAAATTACCCGGAGCTTGGATAGATACATTACCTGATGAGCTTTACAACCAAGTATGGGATGCGTTAAATACTGACATGCCTATTGGAAAGATAATAATAACCAGATGGTTACAATCGGAAGGTTATCCTGATGCGACTCAAGGAAAGATAGCGGCAATCCTTACCCGTGAGCGACGCTAAATCCCTAGAGGATTACGCCTTAGAAGGCGCAGATATCCAACAGATAACGCAACTATCTAGACAGATAAGTAAAGTTAAAACTGAACGGGATATATTTAAAAGCCAAGTTAAAGAGCTTGAAGAAGCATTAGATGAATCAGAATTGCGTAGTCATGTACTTACCCATTTATCTAAAGCTGATTACAAACCACCAACATGGTTGACTAAGAAGAAAAAGAAATCAACAGGTGTAGTATGCACAATACTTTCTGATACACATTTTGATGAGGTAGTTAAGCCAGAAGAGATACAGTTCCGCAATGAGTACAATAGAGAGATAGCTGTTAAAAGACTTGAAGCTTATTTCCAAAAAATAGTATTGCTTACCAATGAATATATAACTGGTATTGAGTATGAAGGAATAGTTTTATTCTTAGGAGGTGACATTTTTTCAGGTGATATCCATGAAGAACTATCTGAAACTAACGAAGATACAATGCTCGCATCTATTATCTTTTGGACTGAGCAACTATCAGCGGGTATTAATTTATTGTCTGAGCATTTTAATCATGTACATATACCTTGTGTGGTAGGTAATCATGGTAGGCGTAGTCGTAAACCTAGACATAAGCTTAGGGTTAAAGATAATTTTGATTGGTTTCTATCTAAAACATTAGAGCAACGCTTTAGTGATAATGACAAAGTTACATTTGATGTAGCGACAGGAGCAGATTTAATAGTTGATGTTCAAGATACAAAATATTTATTAACACACGGAGATCAAGCTAAAGGTGGCGGTGGTATTGGTGGTATATGGCCACCACTTATGAGAATGGTGGCACGTAAACGACAGAACACTGACTTTGATTATATGGTACTCGGACATTTTCATCAGTTAATTATGGCACCATCATCAGGGTTCCTACTGAACGGTAGCCTCAAGGGTTACGATGAGTACGCTTCGATAGGCAACTTTGCTTTCGAAGTACCGCAACAAGCACTATGGATTAATGTCCCAGACAAAGGTGTGTTGTGGCAAACAGCTTTACTCGTCGATGATTAATGGACTAGCAAAACAAAGAGGACATTCGTTTTCAAAGTCATCTCTTTTAGTAATGTTCTTACCGATATACCCATCACAGTTCCAACACTTTGTATAGTCTTTAGCTCTGCCAGTTTGATGTTCCTGCGTCATAATTCCTGTCGTCTATTTCTCCGAGATCATACTTAACTAACCTGTCGAACTTCGCTTCGTCCCATAATTTCTGTACGATACCAGTATCACTAGCGTCTAGTAAAAAGAACAATAGTGTTGACGCTGAACCAGTAGCCATGATACGCCACATCCTAGTTTCAGGATCCATCTCCAACTGTATTTCAAACGGAGGCGCATCAGTATCTTCTTCTTCTTCAAACAAGACCCATCTCCTTTGCTATCTTTCTTAATCGTTTAGCTTCTGCTTCCCAATCCATCTTAGCTATCACTTCCTTTTTGCGATAGAGAGCGTAGTAGTTCTCTTCGCCTATTTGTTCAATCGTAAATTTTCCGAACTCAACAGGATTATCAGTAAACGTCATGTGACATGATGCACACAAACAGAAAGCGTTATCTAGATCAGTACGTGTTTGAGAATACTTACGTGAAATAATATGAGCGCATTGCAACGCATTAGTATTACCACAGTTCATACACTTACCGAAGTCTCTAGTAATTAACGCATGTAATCTTGTTGCTCTGCCTTTAGCACCCTTACCATATATGTCAGCCATCAGCAGGCACATACTTTGGTGGAGGATTAGGATTTCTTTTAACAGATACACCTGCTGGTGGGGTATCCCATCCCTCTTCAACAACTTCAGCATCTAGAATAGTAGCTACTAAAGAATTAGGTTCAACTAATTCAAGCACCGGCGCTGGAGGTGAGGGGTCTTCCAACGCCGATGCCATTCCCTGACCTTCTAAAATCTTATCAGCTGAACTATTCATAGATAATCTAGGAACAACAAAATGTCTAGTCTGACCTGCACTTACCTTGCTTCTTTTCTCTAAACTAAGAGTACATTCAGCCAACCCTATAGCCTGTAATTGACCTAACATTCCAGCCATTCCGGGTATTTCATTTGCCGCGTTCCATCCATTAGATTCTAGTCTCCATACACCACCAAATTTAATTTCGGGTAACACAACTCGAAGCCTAGTAACAGGAGAACACAACATTGAATCCTCATTTGAACACAGACAGGGAACAGTATCTAGATCCATGCCATCAGGAGTCGCCATTGGAACCTCCACATTTTCACCATCGCATCGACGCTGACAACCACCTGCTGACCACGCTTCATACCAGACATCAATGCTATGTGGAGGCAAGAATACCCTTATCTCAGATGCTTGTGTAATTACTTCCCATTGATCTTGTTTACTTCTAGGTGGCTTCCAATCATTTACCGAGCCACCATATATCTCAGCAATTTCTTCAATGGCTCCCTTATCAGGAGAAGTAAACCGAAATGTCTCTAATGATTTAGGAAAACCTTTTCCTTTATCCTTAACACCCAACCGTATACGCCCCTGTTCAGGTGTCCTACCTAGTTCATTAAGTGGTTTGATCTCTCTCATTCTTTTCCTTCTTTAAGATTATCTAATACACAACGATCTTGGAAGTCACAATAATTGCATTGCCAAACCTTTCCAAACTCTGTGCCATCTCTCCAAGTACCATTACTCGGTGCTGTAATCTCAGCAGGGAATGGTATATCAGGATCAAAGTGAGAGAACCTTCTCGGTATATCTATAGGCACAAGTCCTTCATCATGTATAGCAGAAGTAATACCTTCTAATCTTTCAACTTCAGCTTCAGCTATAGGAGTAAACTCTTCTTTCGTGTAATGCCATTCACTAGCGAACGTGCCGATATCATCAATACCAAACTTTGACGCACGACCAGCTGAAATGTTTTCTAAAGAAAGATAACCAATGACCAACAGATCAGCGTCAATAGCATGAGCATACATAGAACCTTGGACTACAGCATTATGTCGTGGTCCTTCACCTCGTTCAATAGCCATCTTGTATCCGAAACCATTAATAGTTTTAAGCTCTAACACTATTTTCTTTCCATCAACTGTTTCTAAAACAAGATCAATATGACCGTGACCATACTGACCTAACTCAACTGTCATCTCTTCTTGTATCTGCACACTGTCATCATTCTTTAACCATGCTTGAACAGCAGGCTCTAACAATTCGTGAACAACAGAACCCAACCCCATTCTCCATATACTAGAGACACTAGGTGGATTACTCGGCTCTTCACCGGCAGTATTATAGGCAACCCAACGAGCGCACCTCGCCGCCCAAGACCCACGCCAACGCGTGCCTTCAGGTTGCGATGGTGCTTCATTGGTTTCTGCCCAGTGTTCAGCTATTCTATGAACGAATAGTCTTGTATCAGGATTCGCTAACATTATTTCCCCTCAAATTTTTAATAAGAAAGCCATCTGGCATTTCTACAGTACTTATTTTACCATATTCATGTTGCTTTCGATAAACCATATTTCTAAAAGATTCTTTTTTAATAACAAAATCAATATGTTCTTGAACATGCCACCAATTTCCATCCATCCACGTATTCCACGGATACTTTTTAAAACTAGAATTAGACAACACCAATTCTTCTGCTTCTTCATTACTTAATTGTTTAGCCATTATTATCCTTTAGTTAAGAGAGCTAATGCTTTATCAGCAAGACGAGTCTTACCCTCAACAGCTTTAGTCAAAGCCCTATGTTGATTCTTAATTCTTCTAGGTTTATACCCTGCATTTATATAATGTTGTTCAGCACCCTGCACAGCATTATAAGCAAGCCATCTATTACCACGCTTTACTGTTATAAAATTATCCTGAAGATTACCGTCACCATCTTCATTCTGAAAAGTTTCTTCTACACCCCATGCCTGCTTCTCTTTACCCCAAGCATCTAAGACTGCCATTGATCTTTCTTCATGGTGCCTTTGAGCTTGATGATGAGGAGGAACTATCGTATGTACACCAGTTACTTGATCCTCAACAGTTATACTTTCAGGTTCAGGTAAAATCTGTGCCATCAATCCATAGAATTGCATGTCAGTGTATTCAGAATCTTTTAACACACGAGCCATAGTCGTGAGCTTCTCGAATCTTTCCATTGTTGTCTGAACAATCTCACATCTCTCTTCCAACATGGTTCTATGATTCTCAGTTCGCCTTACTTTAAATAAGGCTTTACCCATGTTCAACATATTTGAACAGAACACACGGCTTGAGAAATCAAACACACCTGTAGACCAAGTACCATTAAACGATGCAGTCCACGCTATGTTAGGGCGAATGATATCTCCGCCACCTAAATCAACAGGATCACCTATCTCTTGAACAATCATGCAACGCTGACCTTTATCAAAGATAGTGCAATTTGTTGTGCTGTCCGGGAACATCTCATCAGCCATGTCAGCTAAGAAAGTATAACTATTTTCTTCAGCGTAACCATGACCATGCAATCCCAATACAATAGGTTTCTCACCACCAGAACCTAAGTCTTCTCTAACAGCAAACTTATATGCAGATACATAATCACCATGTCTGTTCTTAACTGTTGGTGTTTCTACATAACTCATATCAGGAAGACCACTCATTCCAAAATTTTCATGGTCTGTGTAACTAGGTAAAAAACCAGCCGGTCTGTACTTCACTAGAAAAATACCATCAGCATCTGACAAATGTTCATTAGCTGATTTCTTTATACCTTGCTTAAGGACTCTATCCTTAAACCCCTCATTCATTATCATTATCTATCTCTCCTTTGTTTGAGATTTTGTTTTGCTTCCTCAATATTTTTGAGGTTACGTTCTATCATTTCATCTGTTATCTCCACAGAATCCCCTTCATAAAATTTCTTAGGGGCTTCTTGACTAACCGCCCCTTGTAACACACCTCTTATTGAGCGGATTAACGCCAACGTTCTAGCGTGATCCTTCTTAGTATCAAAAGGTTTACTCCTCATAGATTTAACAAATATATTAAGTTCTTTGTTTATTTCTGAGAGGCGTTTGTTTACGTTCATATGCGAACCTGTACCTTTCAGCCTCTACTACACATGACAGATAAGTGTCACGTAAATCTTTCTTATGCCAGAACCACAACTCTTCACGTTTGTTAGCAAGCACACCCCCACGTATAAACATGGGATGGTCACTTAGTCGATCATCAATTTTAATCGCATCCCATAAACACTGGGCTTGTACTGGGCAACCCCAACACACTTCACGTTTAACATTTTCAACTTTCATTCCCTTGCATTGTGCTTCATGCCACCAACTATCCAGTTCAGATTGTGTAGGTACTTTCATAAGACTCCAATATTATTTAATAGGTGTGACAGTGACAGGGGTTAGCGTCATCTCGGCAATGCCATTGACCTTTATCCCCTGCCACTATCAACTGATACAAGATTCAACAATCACTTTCATCCCTTTCGGGAACCGGATTGCATGTCCTCCATGTATCAATGTTCTACTACTCGGTCTGATGTACATTCTCCCTTCGGGACCAGTACATAGCGCACACCGCCACAGTCATCCATTACTCCTGCTTTAGTAGAACATGTGCGAATTAGAACACCTCTTCAGGTGGCTGACTACTCTTAGCCCCTGTCGAAGATCCTTTCTCATTTTTCTTTACCACAGTGGTCGCCCACCTAACCGTTGCACCAATCTCTTCAACCGAGATTTCAGGATACTGGGCTTTAGACCCATCATCTTTATCAACACGATTGATTTTAAGACTACCCACAACCATGACACGATCGCCACGACCGAAAGACTCAGCCACATTCTCACCCATTTGACCCCAAACTGCGAGGTCGAGGAATTCTGTGCTTTCTTTTTCGGCACCGTCCGGCGATGTCCATTTCTTGTTGATCGCAAGTCCGGTGTTACAGACAGAGTTTCCATTCTCAAAGAATTTTAACTCAGGATCTCTAGTAAGGTTACCCCATACTACAATTTGATTAGCTTGCGCCATGTTTATTCTCCTTATGTTCGTCAATTTGCCTATCTATTTCATTAGATAAGGCACTATCTACTATTTCTTCTATACGTACTTCGTATAAAAGACTATGAATAACATCAACTGTTTTGTATTGAGCGTTCATCATCTTATTTAATTCAGCTCGCACATCAGCCAATGTCATATCCCATACATCTATTGCTATTTCTTCAGCAAGAACAGAGTATGAGTCCTCTAAGTCCATCAATGTAACTTCTTTCTGTTATTTAGAACGGTTCGTTCTCTAATTCAGCTACTTTTGAGGTGACCCAGCGGTCTATATAATTGTAAGCAATCATTAAAGATTCCAAACAATCTTTCTTCGCTGTTTTTAACCCCTCAATATCAGCATGTACACCGTGATGTAGTTTTTCAAGACCATCATCTACGATGTCTTCTACAATCCACGAAATAGTTTTAAACCTGACTTTTTCTACAGGAAATTTCATAACTTCACTGACATCAGGTGCTTTGGAATCAGTCAGTTTCGGACTCAAGATCCTCTTCCTGCTTACGGTGGTTGTGTTCATCAATGTACTTACTACCCTTCTTTAGAATCTCCTCTAAAGTTGTTACAGGAATTCTAATCCATACATTCAATAAACTTATGTTAACATACTCTACATTCTCTCTGTCATATCCATCAAAAATGTTAACCCAGCTATTGTCAGCTTCAATAGTTATATCAATATGTTCTACAGAATTCTGTAACACATGCTTTTCAACTATTGAATGTTCACGACCATCTTTAATTGCATGATCATATTTTAATTCAGGTATCATAACCCCTCATTTCCGTAATAATTCGGCAATATCTTCACCGTATAATTTTTTTCTTTCAATATATACACAAGACGCACACTTCTTCATCTTATTATATATACTTAAGACCACATCGCATCCTTTAGTGGAGCAAACTTTTTTCTTGGACATCAAGACCAACTCCCTCGGAATCATTCATTGTTTATTAACTACGTAATCTTCACGAAGATCCAATGAGTTAATACCTTCGTAATAGTCAGTGCGATTGAACCTTTCTTCTGCATCTTTCTCATTCCAATTTTCTACACATTTATTGCCTTGCATCCACAACATGATCTTGTCATGTAACAGCTCAACACAATCACCCCAATCAGAGAACTGTCTACTTAATACTGTTCGGTTTCCATTGACATTATCTACTTCTTCAAACTTGTACGTGTAGTACTCATCCTCTTTGTTGTGAACTATTTCTATTCCAGTTATCCAACCCATTACTTCACCTTCCTTATATTAAAGAACCCTTCAAGTCGAGGCTCCATGTCCATTAGATACCTCGCATAATACGGGGCATGATTGTTATTTATCTTGAACACAGGGTCAGTAGTATTCATCGCTATCTGCCAACGCACTACTTCAATAAGAGATTTCATCCCCCATTTCTTACGCCCAAGCTCAAGCAAATCTATTGCCATACGACGCAAATGTTCATACACTTCAGGGTTATTAGCATGGAATCTCAACCACTCACTCGGATATTCTCTCCAATAAATAGCATGTGTATTAGGCATTGAGCCTCCCTCTTAGGTTGTCTATTTCTTGTTCACACTCAGCTACCGCATCTTCCAACGGTTTAGTTGCTGTTCCCACAAGCCTGTGGATAGTACGTGCAAGAGTAGTTACTTGTTCAAACACCCAATCAGTATGATGATATTCAAACGGTTCCCAAGCATGTTCCTCACACCACTCATCTAGTTCTTCACGCTCCCACGTATTCCAATCATCAGGTAAATGTTCAGTGAAGTAATGTCCACTAGCTTCTTGTATGTAATGTTCATAATCAATGTCAAACATCAGTATCGTCCTCTTCTAATTCAGGGAAACCAATGAAAACATTCCCATCTTCAACAGGAAACATTTTCAATAGCTCATCTGTTGTATAGCTTTCACCTACTACCAACTT